AGAAAACCTACATGATCATCTGTGACAAAACCTATGGTAAGTTGAGCAAAAAGCAAAATTTTACTGCTACTTGAAGAAGGTGTAATTGTAACATTTAAACCCATATCACCGCTTACAGTGTTTGCGTTCATATTTTCAGAAAAAGTATCTTGCTTTACTGTTTGAATTACTTGCAAAACTTTTCCTAGAGAGCCACCACTTTCAATAGTCGTTCCATCGCCAAAATTAATTGTCATTAAGAGACCTCCTGTAAGACAAACTTGTATTTTTTGCCATTGCGTTGATTAATCAAGAAAAGATCCTCTACCCCTTCTTGTATAGTATAGCTTCCCCAGGTTCCGTCAACGTCATTTTTGTGTCCCTCGTTAGATAAATTAAAGTCGTTTACAAATAAATTTGCCCATCTTAAAGTAGTTGATCCTAAATTATGTACATTATTTGCTACAGGAGTTATTGATCTCATTCCTGTTAAATCTTGATTATTTACTTGATCCACAATAGTTTCGGAAGTAACTACAACTCCACCAGCATCGGGAAGAGTAACAGTTCTGTTTGAAGAAACTGAAGCAGGAGCACTTACTGATACATAATGGCTACTGTCACTATCGCTAAATCTTATTTCATTTTGAGCCTTAAGAGTTATACCATCTCCACTGAAAAACATTGCTTCAGTACCAGCAGAACTGAATCCCATTATATTTGCAGCTTGTCTGAATAAACCTAAATCTGTATCTGTGTCAAAACTTAATGCTGGTGAAGTAGCACTAGCTAAATCGTCAAGTAAAAGCTGGCCTGTCATAGTACCGCCTGATTTTGACAATAGACCTAGATTAGCCTGATCAATATTTCCAATTTCAGTAAAAGCACCATTACTTGAATTTCTTATCTTTAAAATCTTTGAAGTGGTATTTAAAAAAGGCATACCAGCAACACATTGGCTGGAAGTTAGATCAGTAGACTTAGAATTACTTGATTGGATCGCACCAAAAACAGCATTTAAATCTGTCCTTACGTTTGCTCCTGAAGCATTTTCAATGGTGTAATTTGTAACGTCAGCCACGATTAAATACTATTTACCTCCATGTTACCCTCCTTTGCCGAAACCAACAGCACTATAGGTAAAGTTCCTATCAATACTAGCATTACTTGAGTTCTTAAAATGGACTGTAAAGCCAGTTCCAGTTATACTGCTTAATTCAAAGAAATCTCCTGTTGCCATATTTTGTGGAGAAATATTAACAGATGGTAAGAAACTATTTAAGTTACCCAATCCAGACGTTCCAACAAAGAATGGGTGTGTAAATGTTACTGCTTTTGCTCCTGCTGTAGAAGCAATAACAGCAGATTGTTCTGTTCTTGATGGCATTGTTGCAATATAACCTGCTTGCTGCAAATTCATATTTTGTGCTATATCCGTGGTAGTTAAAACAATTCTAAATCTAAAACCTCTAGCTTTAAATGTTCCGTTAGTAACATCATTATAATCTCCAAATGAACTCATATCATCAGAAGTTTTTACAGTTAATTTTGCATTAACTTCTTGTGCAATAGTTCCATCAAAATCTGTCCATGTATCTATATTTTCTGTTCTATTATCAAATTGATCCCCTGTGTAAAATCCAATTCCTTGAAAATGACGTTTTAATGTGAGTGAAAAAATACCTCCAAGATCTAGCGTTTCATTGAAGTCACAAGTACCAGTTGCATTTGTCGTAGGATCTATAAGTTTCAGTCCACCTAAACTTGAGTCGTAAACAGTATGTGATTTATTTCCGTCATAAGGTGTGTCATCAGTATCTTCTCTGTCATTTTTAACAGTTATAGAATCTAAAAAATCTACAAGAGACAAAGAAACTTTTGTCGCATTTGTACTAAATCTTCCACTATCATCTTGAAATTTAAGGATATATGTACCTTCCAAGGCAGGGGCAATAACTTCAGAAGCGTTACCAGCAACAGCCTCAATAACATCTTGTGCAGATTGGAAAAGAGCATTATTACCAGTTAAAGTTGTGTGTCTTACATATACACGTCCACCATGTAAAACATCATTTGCAGTTGTTTGGTTAAATCTTAATCTGACGAATTGTTCATTAATAGGTTCTATAGTTAAACCAGATACATCATCTGGTAATGAACTTTTACCTACTGCACTAAAAGTAGTTTCCGTGAAATTAGTTGATAACTCTAACAAGGCATTATAAGAAAAAACCTGAAAAGTATATTCTCCTACGGGAGTGTCTAATATTTCAAAATCAGAACTAAAAACTATCTGTGATACATAGTTATTATTCCCAATTTTATAATTTACTAAATATTGAGTTACACCTTGTACTGGTTGCCAATCCACTATTAATTTACTTCTAGCAATATTATTAATAATTACTGTTTTTTCTGTAACAGTTAAGCTACTTGGAGGAGGTGCTGGTTGATTAAGTAAAGATACTGTTCTAGCTGGTAAAGCCGTGCCATCTTCAATAAAGGCATATTTACCCTCTACATAAGACAAGGCTGTTATTACATAATTAATATCGTCTTGCTCTTCTACTTGAATTACTCTAAACAACTGAGTTTGCAAACTTGTACTAGATAATAAATAAGGAGAATTTACATTCGGTGCGGAGGAGAAAGCAGAGTCAACAGTTAAAACTGCATTTGATATAGCAGTTATACTTTTCGATTCAACTGTTCCATCTGAAAGAATGACACTAATAGTAGGATTATCAGCTAATGAAGGTAAGGTTGTATCTGCCAGTGCATCTACTGTTATCGCAGTAGTTGTCGCAGCTACGATTCGACCACCTCTTCTAGCTCCAGCCCTTACTGGATCGTTTATTTCAATAACAGAACCAGGTCTTACGACTACTCCTGAGTCTATTGAAGTACTAAATGTAACCACCTCCGATTCATTTTGTTCGGCAAATAATAATGCTCTTCCAAGTCTTGCAGCCTGACCACGAGAAGTACAAGCAAATGCTTTAACTTGTTTTACTATCGTTCCAAGTTTTGTTATTGCTGTAGCATCTTCTACAACCTCAAAATCCATTTCTGTTGAATCCATATTAAAGTAACTAACGGAAACAACACTATGTCTAGTCTTTAAACTGCTGCCTGAATAAGAAAAACCTCCTTCTCCTACATTGGCTAAATTAAATAGATAGCTTGCTGTGGTTTCCTTATCCTGAGATATAGTTACAGAACCAGCAGACCATATTGGCATACATCTCATAACACCAGCTAGATCATTTATTGCTGCAAATGCTTCTTTAGGACTTTGGATATTTACATTACAACTAAATCTAGCTTCTTTTGCACCTGATCCAGTTCCATCATCTACTTCTGTATTTGCATACTGACTAGCAGCTACGAAGCTAAATAAATCTAAATTACTTGTTGTTATATGATCTCCTAACCCATATCTAGTGTTAATTAAAAGGTCAAGCAGTATCATCGAAGGGCATGAACACCAAACACCAGTACCAAGAACCCCATTGAAAATATAGCCAGAGGGATAGACTATACGACCTGTTTGAGGGTCAACTTGTGGTGTACCAGAATTGTTTGCACCAGCACCAGGGATTTTTACTTTGCAACCTCTAATACGATATTTTCTAGAGGGAATACGATTGAATTGTTTACTATCTAAACGAAGAGCCACATAAGCACTATTAGCATAAGTTGAATTATTATCTATAACCTCTTGAAAACTTGTAAATTGAAAAGCATTTACTCTATTGGCTTCGGTACTATCTGCTGTTACACGAACCACCCTTATATCTACTGTTGTAAATCCAGTTGTTAATTGTATCCTGTGATCTCTGGCATAAGCATCAGCAGTTCTACCAGAAACTTGGGCTGTTCCTGCTGTGCCTCCAACTTTATCTACATAACCACCAGAATCATGTTGAATTTGTATTTTATATTCAACAGTATCTCCTCGAAGATCTCCATCATCTTCAGCTACTTGAATTTGAGGCCAAGTTAAAGTGACAATAACAGCATCTACATCTGTATTTGTAATTTGCCTAGTTACTGGAGCGGAAGTGGTTACAATGACTCCAACACCAGTAGGTGATCTGCTCTCAGCAGGAATACCACTCATTGCCGTCTGGCTTGCCGTACCAAATTTAGATTTAAAAGTTACATTTTGAAAATTAAAGTCGGTAGTAGCAGGATTACTATTTGAAGCACTTTCTGTAAGTATTGGAGTGTTATCAAGAAATACATCTTTTAAACTTGCATTGTCATATGCAGTTGTACCTTTTGTAAGCCCTGCTTTTGAAGCACTCGCAAACCCTTCTATTTCTCCTTCAGATATTAAATCTTGAACAGTAGCAAAACTTCTACTATGTAAGGTATCAGGTGCACGATACGGAGGGGGAGGGGGTTTTGGTCCTTTAGAACCTCTAATAATTTTAATTTCGTCCGTCATACTTCTACCTGATTAGTGTCAATCGCTGCACTTATTACAACACTTCCTGTAAATATTTCACCATAAACTATTGGCACAGGTGTACCAGCCCTTGATGTGTTTTGCACTCCACTAAAAGTAAAAGACAACTGCGGATCTTCCTCTGAATTAAATTTTTGGGGTTCTGGTAGTGGAAATAGCATTTCGCTAACACCTGTTAGTAAAAGACCTATACCAATGTTTCCTACAGCAGCCATAAAAGCACTTGGGGCTGCACCTGTAGCCATAAAACCTATACCTCCTTTTCCAAAAGCAAATCCTGCCCCTGGTGCTGCTATTGCTATACCAATTAAAACTGCTCCTAGTAATACTTTACCTAAACCTCTTCCAGCACCACTAATAATAGGAATAAAATGTATATCCTCTCTACCTACTGGATAATCTATTTCATTTTTATCAATATCATAATTACCAACTTTTATCTGATAATATTTTGGACTCATATAAGACTCTATACCTGTAAAGTTATGTATTAAAAAACTAACAGCTTTACCAACTGTGTCTACTTGTACCTCGAACTCTTTATGTCCGACAAATTCAG